TGTCAAGGTCCGCTTTTCGCTCTCAACAGACCTTCAGCGTCAGGTGTTTGCCTGCTGTGTGCCATTTGCGGACGTTCATAAGGTATGTAGTCATAATCCAGCGAAGCTATGCGGGATCATTTGCATTTGAATCTGATGCTGCTCGGAGGCCAATCAGGCTTGCTTGAGCTATTCTGATCCTGATTTTTCTTAAGTAAGGATACTTCTCATATGCAGGTTACTGAAAGCGGCATTCGTGATGTTGTACAAGGCGAAAATGTCAGGGTGATAATGCCAGTAAACATCTATAAATGTGAATTAGGCGACGATGTTTTTGTAGGACCATTTGTGGAGATACAAGGAGGATGTGTCATAGGCAGGGGAACCAAGATCCAGTCCCACACTTTCATCTGTGAAAACGTCATCTTAGGTGATGACTGCTTTATAGGACATGGCGTAACCTTTGCTAATGACCTTTTCAAAAGTGGCGGCCCTGATTCATCTGCTGAGAACTGGATTCATATTAGTTTAGGTAATGCCGTCACAGTTGGGAGCGGAGCAACAATTCTCACAACAGAAATTTGCAGTGGTGCAGTTATTGGTGCTGGTAGCGTGGTCATAAAGCCTATAAAAGCTAAAGGGATTTATGCGGGTAATCCTGCGAAGCTTTTAAGATTACTTTAGTTATTTTATCTCACTGTGCTTGGCGGGTTTCATACTGTTCCGAACACGTCTGTTCCTCGCTCAAAACAGCCCTTGATCTATGCCTTGGGCAGCTTAGTGCCTAGGTTGTGTGAAAACTTTTTTGGCCGCTGAAACTGCCAAAAACAGAGCTGAAAACCGCGCTCATACGTAAAATTCGGCTCTACTAACCAGTCGATCAATTCCAGATTTTGCGTAGACGTGCGCACTTCAGTTTTTGGTTAGGGTTTTCACACAGCCTGTGCCATAAGCGGTCATGCACAACCACTTGTCGGCATAGGGGGTAGACCGCGTACAGCTTAAACCACATTCATGTTTTGCTTCTCCCCGACCGCTCTAAGATGTTATTCAGCCCCGAGTGCGAAGTGATTCCAGACTTACAGTTCAGGTAAAATTCTAGATCAAGATAAAAGCCAGTTTGAAGAGCGCGAACGAGCAGTAGGATCTGCCCTTCGCCAATCTTTGCAACATCATCTGCCGTTAGAGTTTCATTGGATGCACACAGAATGGTCCAATTAAGTTGCGAGTTTATATTTAGATTGACTGAGACCCCGTCCTGGGTTGAAAGCAACACGAGGGTTACTGCATTAGGGAACCCCACAAGGCGATTGAAGTCCGGATCACCTTTCTTGGAGAAGAATGTGCTACCACGAACTTCAGGCTTATCATCGTCTTCGCGATGCCAGAGCCCTTTGTACAACTCTTTGCCATATGCTGAATCAAGGACTTTGTGTCCAAAAAAACAAAAAGCGACGCCTATTGCAAGTTTACACATGAAACGCTGATCAAACCTCTGGTTAACCTTGACCTGTATTTTCCGCTCTTGCCCGCCTCCAGTATTGGCTATGAAAAATTCTTGGCGTGCTTTATCCAACTCATCAGGTTGCACAAATCCAATGCTGGCCGGTTCAGCGCCCTCGACCTCGCCGCAAAGAACCTTTTTGACCCTCCGGCCGCGAAGTGCTTGGCCAAAGGACAGCCATGTCTTGAGCGGATCTTGGGACGTATTTTCGGAAAATAAGAAATACGCTCTTGTCTCAATACTTTTCATGGTTCGCGGATTTCCGCCCACGTACGCAGACAATCTCTCGTCGTGTGGACGAAGCCAAAACACCTGTTCGCCATGCGGCCCCAACCACATTTCACAAACGTGTCCCTCTGGAAGGTCGGGAGGACAAAGGTCGGCGTTGCCCATGCACACGAGAGAGACCCCTACTGGATTATCCTTATCATAAAATGCTGAGGACGATTGTTGCAGCCAGTTAGAAACTATCCAATTCTTCTCGAAAGACGCATCAACAAATAACCCAAGGTTACTGTTGCAGCTTTTGCACACGTCCCGTGTCTTCAGAAAGTCGGGGGCATAAGCCCCACCCAGAAATTGGGGGACAACGTGCTCTAGGGTAAACTCCTTATCATCTTTTTCTTCACGACAATATATGCAATGTCCCATAGGTTCTTTCCACAAGTATTAGAATAAATTGAGGGTAACACATTGGCAGCATGAATCTGAAAGCGGGTCGTAGATTAAGCTGAGTCGGCTCATATTTCGGAGTCTACGAGCATCTTGGTCAGCCCTCATAATGGCCAAGCCAACCCGTTTGAGCCGGTCTCTGTACACGGAACGGCAGTTGTCGGGTGATGTGGCCCTTAGCAAAGCAGCAATGTGCCAGAAGCTGGCATTAACAAAGGTGCTTGTTTATATTTTACAGAAAAAGTTGTAAAGATACTGAAATAAATTTGTGACAATGAGTTGAAAAATAGGCAGAATCAGATTAATTTCTTATTCAATTAATTGAAAAGGCTAAAGTCCCAACACATTGAGGAGGATGTTGAATGATACTATATAAATATGTCGATTTATGCACTGGAATGAAAATTGTAAGAAACCCTTCAGTAAAATTTACACATCCCTATGATCTTAATGATCCATTCGAAATAACCTCTTCATTTTATGAGACTGATGACCGTGACTACTCACATGAAAATAATTACTTAAATCTTCATAAATTAAGTACTAGTTATGGAGTCCTTTCATTATCAAGAGCGCCACTAAATGCTTTAATGTGGGCACATTACGCACGGGGAAAAAGACATGGGCGTAGTAAATTCATTCATTTTGGAGAAAAGAATACATCTCACGGGGGATTGGTGATAGGTATTGATGCTGATAAGGCCGGTCTAAATATTGAAGGAAATAACATAATACCCGCAAAGGTTGGTAGTATAATTTACACATCGACAAAACCAACTGCGAGATTCAGTGATTCAGAAAATATAGATATCATTGAGGGAATGGTAACTCATTATGATTATAAATATTTAGAGGCACTACAAAGAATGTTTTTGTATAAATCAGTGGATTGGTCGTATGAAGAAGAAGTAAGGGTGGTGAGAAATACAATAAGAACATGCCGAGAAGAATATGGACAGGAAATTAGCACTATAGATAAAGAAAGTATAAAGGAAATATATATAGGTAGCATTCATGGCTTTCCAGTGGAAAGCGCAAATATTATATTTAGTGAAATAAAAAAGAACTTACCAAATTGCGAGGTTTTACTTTGCAACACGAAAGGTAAAGGTTGGAATATAAATGCGAACCCATTCAGGTAATTAATCTTAAAATTTAGATGACATCTAAGACAGCAGTCTGCTATTCACTGTGAGTTCTACCTCAGAATTTGTCAGATCGAGTCTGAACTAATACACATCATTCAAACTCAGCCCAATCCGGCAGCGGTTCAAAACTCATAACCAGATCACCAAAGCTGATTTTCGCTCCACGGCTCAGCGCTTCCAGTTCCCAGCGTTCAGCCGTTATGTTGTGTTTCATCAATTCGCTTTCGATTTCCGGCAATCGCGCCCGTTCCTCTGCCGTCAATCTTGCCGATGGGGCAGTATCACGGCCTTTTGTCGGGTTGAAACTGCGCTGTGCATTGCTGACTCTCGGCGTTTCCTCGAGTATACGTGCCAGAATCGCCTTCACAGCGGTAGTATCAGCCCAGTCAATTACTGTTTGGTTGGCAGAAATGAACGCTGTAGTGGCGCTCCCAGCCTGGCTATCTCGCCCATTTGAGGCCGCTTTCTTTCCACCTAACCCACAGTTATTGACAGGACTCCGAGGCGCGCCGGAGGCGCTTATTAAATTCAAAGGATGAACGGCAACTTCAACAGCCTTGGCGACAATGCGCCATTTTGTTGTGCGTGTTTCGTGGATGAGGTCAGTGCCAAGATGAGGGGCATAAACGCCGATGATTTTCTGGATCTCTTCGTCGTACTCGTTTAACTCATCAATCACTTGGCGGGCAGTTCTTACCGTTTGCTCATCGCGTGGGACATTCGCCCCACCCTGCGCAGAAATATATGCGGCGAAATCACCACCGTCTGCCGCTGCTCTTGCAGCTTCGACAAGTTCGTCAAACTCGCTAGCGATACTCACGCCACGCGGCAATCTGCGCAGCTCGCGATAGGCTCCCATTGTTGGTACACCGATGGATTTAAATTGCGGGATGCGCCACGTAGAAGCCCATGCAGTAACGGCTGCGGCAGTCTCTGACAATGATTGGCCAGTCTCGTGGTCTATCTCACCTTCCAGAGCATAACCATCAATATTCTTGGCTATGTATTTAGCGATATAGCCTGCCGCACCGCCTTTATTTAAATGCTTACACTCAAAACGCTGAGCTTGTGCCCCCCGTTCATCTCCATCTTCTTGGAGTGCATAGCGGCGCATGATGTCAACGGCAGGCTGACGGTGAGCTTTATCGCAAAACAACATCATATGCCAGTGAGGCGTAGCGTCGTGGTGAGGCTCAACTACGCGCATTCCGTATACCTTGATGCCGTTATCTTTGAATGCTGTCCGCATCTTGCCCCAGATTTTCACCAGATAGCGCTGACCATCCTTTGGTGAAAACGCCTCTTCATCCCACTTATGATTGAAATTAACGCGGCGATCAGTCTTTTTCCCGACCATGCGTGTTGGATGGTATTTTGACGGAGTGGTTATCGTGAGGAACATGCCGACATGACCAACTTCTGCGGCATATTTTTCAATTCCTGCAATCGTGCTCATCAGCTCCATACGACGGATTTCAGGGTTAGAAATACTCCCCAAAACCTTATCGATGAGATCTATACGTTCCCCTGTTTCGATGTTTTCTAAATCGCAGGATTTAAGATATTCCATGTTTGCTAAACGGCGCGCCCGAACATCCCGGATAGCCTGTTTGCTGGCATAGCCAGACTTTTGCAGACTAACCTCGCCAACAGCAATCAGGAGAGATTCGCGCCATTGAGTGCGCTGCGCTTTTAACAGTCGAATCCACCACTCATCATTTACCAATCGCGCGATGCTGGAGAACGCTGAGCGCATATCCAGTTTGCGTTTGCAGTATTTTTGCCAGTGCATTGGAGTGATATTAAAAACGCGGGCAGCACCGGCAACCTCACCATAAATTTTCTGCTGTGCGCTATCGGTGAATAACTTGGCTTGAACCCCGTTGTGCTGACTAAGAAGCCGATCGCTCTGCTCTTCATATTCTGTAAACAGCCGGGATGAAATTTGCATAGCGAGACGTTTCAGCGCTTTATCATTCATTCCAGCTAACTGGCGATAACTCTCAGCCTCATCAGTAAAAATTTCATTAGCTCTGCCACTTAAGGCCAACGCATATTTAGTCTGTACAACCTCGATGCGAGGCCAAATCCGTGGCATAAAAACATTGATGAGGTAACGATGTGCAGCCAGCAGCCCTGAGCTTTCTTTAAGATATTCATACCGGCCTGAGAAAATGCCACTTAGAAAAAATGGCAGCGCGTGGATCTTGCGTAAGGCATCTTGCCCCTGATGGAATTCATCACGGGTAAGAGGTCTTTCTTTTGAGATTGCAGGACGGGGAGCATTCCAAGGGTATGCGCCGACAAAAGGAACCTTGTCGGCTTTTATTAGTTTAGGTGGTGGCGAGGGCGCGATACGCCCTCTCGCATTCATCAGCACGTTATTTACCGGACTGCGTCACGTTAAAAGCAACCCGGCAAAGATCTCCAGTATTAGTTATCTCATCAGCCAGTTCCGCAAGGGTACGGACATCAGAATCTCTGATGTGAAAATGCAGTAATCCTTTCACCAACTGGTCAATTTTGGCGTAGTAAGCCGTGGCTTCTAAATATTCCTGCCCTTTCTTATCGCCAGAAAGAACAGTTTTCTTTTTGTTGAGAATGAACTGGTAGCAGTCGCTCGTCACAACCCAATTGTCACCTACAGAAATTCGAATCATGCTTAGCTCCTGAAATGTTTTTTCTGTTGTTCGGTGATTTCTTGGCATGGCACACAACGCACGACACCGGGAAATGCAGCGCGCCGCTCCGCAGGGATTGGCTGGTCGCAGTCTTCACACACTGAGGCCGATATCCCATTGCTATGAATACGATGTGCAGCTACCTGATGAGTCAAAATTTCGAGATTTCTTTCCTGCACGGAATCCATTAAATCTGGCATTACATCACCCCTTTATTTTCTAAACCTTCGTTGTGAAAACGGATGGACTCTTGTCCGAGTAATTCAAGAATTTGAACCCTGTCTAATTGCTCTTGAATCGCGTGACTAATTAGCGAATCCAGATGCGAAGAAAAGGTGATTGCTGCATCAGCCTTAGCCTGATTTCGTGCCTGATTTAACATCCAATTCGTTGCTTCGCTGTCTGCTTTATTTCTCATTTCTTGACCAACTGTTAAGCTCATCTCTGGCTCCAGACAAAGGGATTCCCTACGCAATCAAGCGCAGAATTAAAAATGGTTAATTAGTGGAGGTAAGTTTCGGGGCGAACCGACGTTAATACAGTCGGCGCATTTTCGAACAGGCTAAATAATTCCCGCAGTGCCCGGAATAAAGCTTCTCTCCATGAGCAGGTTTCGTCATCGATTCGCCAATATGGCTGGCTGAATTCCTCTTCCGTTAATCCTGCATGAAAATATAAAGTGCGGCGTTCGCTAATGTTTAAACGTCCGATAAAACATGACTTGGTGATCCTGAAACTACGATACTTTGCAAAAGCAGCCCGGAGCTCATCAATTGCGCAGACAATACGCTCACGATCGCAATCGTTCATTTCCTGCAATTTCATAACTGAATGCCGTTGTCTTAACTGAGCATGAAAACAGATGGTCAGACGTTCACGTTCGCTCATCTTGTTATAGAAATCACACGAGGTTTGCCAGCGAGCAGGCGCAAGGCGCTCACCAACAGCAGCGCGAAGCCCGGCAGGCTGATTCATTACGATAGCCGCAGTGATTACTGTCATTTCTTCCCCCATGATAAAAACCGTTTTACTGCTACCGCGCGCATAGAACGGCGTGAGCAGATAATGATTCCTTTGCGGCCTTTCCCATGTGTAATTGAATTATTCATGGGACGTGCGGTTTGATGATTCCAGAGCAGTGGTGCTAAAGAGATTGGGTTTTGCATATAACTGGCCTCTTCTATGCTGCGCGGCCGCGTCCACGGCAAGGCTTACTTGCACTAATACGGTCTTTCCATCCGTGCCACTCTGCCGGTGCATCTTCAACAAGCTGATCAGCAAACTTGTCCCACTCTTTACGGCTAATCCATAACTCTGCATGTCCTCCAGGCTTTAGTGGATCAGCCATGTAAAAAGCTGGGAGTTTTCCAGCTTTTGCCATCGCTACGATCGCCGCCGGAGTTTTACCTACATACAGAGCGAATCCTTCTTTTGAAAGAAGATTGCCCGGTTTCTCAGACAAACTGACAGGTTTACGTTTAACGATACCGCCGCTTTCCCCTAAAAGTTCGTCATCATTCGACTGGTCTGATGTTTTAGCTTTCGTATTCATTTGGTATTCTCCTATTTCCTTTCCGATCTGACACCATTTAGACCTATCTAATGTCTTATCGGGTATCTCAATGCTTATAAAATAAGAGATCTGATATTTTATGTCAACTGAACAGTCAGAAAAGCTAAAGCTGATCCGTGAGTCTGAACGACTAAAAGTTAAGGAAGCCGCTGAATTAGTTGGATTAAATTATGTGACTTACCATGGCTATGAATCTGGTAAGTCGAAAATGTCTATGGAAGCGGGGATGAAGTTCTTTAAACACCCGCGTTTTCGCAAGTATCGCGATTGGTTCATGTTTGACGAAACCGACCCAGCTTCCGGCCAAATTGCGCCGGCACTCGCACACTTTGGGCCAGAAAATCCAACCTCATCCCACTCAGACCAAAAGACTGGCTGACCATATACGCCGCACAAATATGTGATTTTTGTACAGTGGCCGACTGTTACAGCCACAAACTGACAGTACCGAACAAAGTTGTAACCATTGGAGGGCTTCGCTATGTCAATTAAGAAGCTCGATGATGGTCGATATGAAGTGGACGTAAGGCCGCAGGGTTCCGAGGGAAGACGAATCCGGCGTAAATTTAATACGAAAGGTGAGGCTCAGATTTATGAGCGTCATGTGCTGGTTAACTACCATAATAAAGAGTGGTTAGAGAAACCGGCAGACCGCCGCAAACTGACTGATTTGCTGGAATTGTGGTGGCTATACCACGGTAAGCACCATAACCGTGGTCTGATAGAAAAAGGCAGGCTTTCAGCAATCATGATTAAGTTTGCTGAAATCGGGGTGACCAGAGCTGACCAGATAACCAAGAAAGCTATAACGGATTATCGGGTCAAGATGATGAATGAAGGCTTGAAACCAGCCAGCGTGAACCGTCATCAGGCTATATTCAGCGGCATGTTTACCAAGCTGATTGATGCCAATGAATATCACAGCGAGCATCCTTTCAGAGGCGTGAAAAAGCTTAAAGAGGCTGAGCCAGAAATGGCGTTTCTTTCTACTGAAGAAATCACGCAGTTGCTCGATATGCTCGAAGGAGACAACCGCAACGCTGTGCTGCTTTGTCTGGCCACCGGTGGCCGCTGGAGTGAAGTTGCAGATCTTAAAGCTGAGCACATTATTAACTGCATGCTGACATTCATGAAAACGAAGAATGGTAGACGCAGAACAATACCGCTGTCTGAGGGCTTGGTTAAAATGGTGAAAAAACGTAGTACCGGGAAACTGTTTACGCCCAATTACGACACTGTGCGAAACACACTGCGAACTATGAAGCCAGACCTACCCGCCGGACAGGCTGTCCATGTACTGCGGCACACATTCGCCACGCATTTTATGATGAATGGAGGTAATATTATTACACTACAGCGAATTTTAGGGCATTCCACCGTACAACAGACAATGGTTTATGCGCACTTTGCACCGGACTTTTTGCAGGATGCAGTCTCATTAAACCCACTTAACGGAGTGTCCATATAATGTCCACGAATCTGCACTATTTAGGACTAAGTGAAACTTTATGAGTAACTTAACTGATTGTATTTCCACGGAAAGCACCACCGAGTCAGGGGGGCATATGTCCGTTCAAGGTCGCATCCACTCAT